TTTCCATAATCAGATTCATAATTAAGACCTATATCAGTAAAAGGATTACCATATAGATGTTCTATACAGTTACCATGTCTACGTCCATAACAACATGTTATACATAATCTTTTGCCATCACCATAGAAATGTGTACACCATGGACATATATCCTTATCTGGACCATTAATAGTTACATCTAGACCTCTAAAGAATTTATGTATCATTTCTTCAGACCACGTATAGACTTCTTTAATATCTTTTTCATTTACTAAAGCTATGCCTGTTAATTCTTCTACTATCCTAGATTTCTCTTTCAAATAAAATATTAATAAAACATTCAATATAGGTATAGGCTTTTTTGACATCTTTTATATCTCCCTTTATAAAAAATTAATAATATTACTATCAATATTTAATATATATAATCCATTCAAAAAACTGCGTCAGTATATTAGAGGACAAATCTTAAAAGATAGATAGTACATTAATTAAAAAGGGGAAATATAGTGGACCAAAAACTCATAGATAATGTTAAATCGTTTGTATCTGTAGCAAGAGAAAATGGTATAAAAGAACCAACTCTATACAATTGGGGTTATAAAGAAAAGAATGATACAATAAAACTAACATTTGATTATGGAGATGTTGATATCCATGTTGAATATGTTAAAGATGGTAATATAGGCTTAATAGTATATGATAATGTAAATAAATGTACAATAAAGAATATACTAGTAGAAACTAAACAAGAACTAATAGTAGAAATGTTGAAATATATCTTTTAAGAGTATCAAGTATAGACTAGAGCACAAAAAAGAAGGATATAAATATTTATAGGATTAAGGACTGACAATGGCTATTAAATTGAATAAAAAGACATTAAAATATGCCGAGCAATACTTAACATATAAGAGCGATATAGTCAAGTTTGCAGAAGATTGTATAATGATACCAACTCCTGGCGGCGATGAGCATATAGAGCTATATGAGCCCCAAAAAAAGGTATTAAAATCATTCTTAGAAGATCACCATCTATGTTTGTTAAAATCAAGACAAACTGGATTTTCCACTATGTCTCAGATAATGTCTGTTTTTATATCTGTATTCTATGAGAACTGTGTAATGGGAATTATATCTAGGGATGGAGCAGAAGCATCAGATTTTGTACGTAAAACTCAAAATATGATTGACAAACTGCCAAAATGGATGATGCCTGAATATAAACATAAAAGTGTTAGATCGTCTATTTTTACTAATGGTTGTGAACTTACAGCTTCAGCAGTATCGCCGCATAATCCAGGAGCAGTATTTAGAGGTAAATCTATAGTTTTGCTTATAGTAGACGAAGCTGCATTTATAAATCATTTATCTGAAGCATGGACATCAGTAGCGCCATCATTAAGTAAGGCTCAAGATGTTGCTAAAACTAAAGGTATTCCATTTGGTACTATAGTATTAAGTACACCAAATAAAACCGAAGGGCGCGGAAAATTCTTCTATCAAGCATGGTGTAATGCCCAAGAAGAAGATAGCTTATTCAAAGCACATCGTATCTACTGGAAGGAAATTCCTGCATTTGTGAATGATCCAGATTGGTACAAGAAACAGTGCGATATTTTACACAACGACAGGCGGAAAATCGCTCAGGAGTTGGAGTTGAAGTTCATAGGGTCTGAACACACCCTATTCCCGGAGGATGTGCAGGAAAAATTACAAGAAGTCAATATTAGCCCAGCGACAGTCATTCCCTTACGTGACAAATTGTCGATACATCAGTTCAAAAAAATCAGTAAAAATACTTTTTACATGATTGGCGTGGATACGGCTTCAGAAGCTGGTGGAACTGATTTTTCTGCTATCGAAGTGTTTGAATATGTTACCATGGACCAAGTAATGGAATTTAAAGGTAAACTTGCTGTTTTAAAATTCGCCGAATATGTAAAACTAATAGCTAAAATGTGTCCTCACAACATTGTCATTATAGAAAACAATTCTATGGGAGATGTTGTTAGAGAATCGTTGATGTATGACGAAGAGTATGAGTATAATATTATAGCGTTTCCTAAAAAGGGAAGTGATCATGAATTTACATATGGATTAAACACAAATACACATACTAGACCATTGATAACAGATGCATTATATCACTATGTATGTGAAAGACCAGATATGGTAAAATCATCTAGATTAGCATTGGAGCTATTAGGGCTTACTGATAAAGTTCGTCGTATAGAAGCTGATGTTGGAGGCAATGATGATTTAGCTCTGGCTTTAGGTTTTATTTGTTATGTTCGTCATTATTGTCCTGAAGTATTAGACAATGTAGATGATCCATTAGATCAAACCACTACAGATTTAGTAGAAGAATCATTAGCATTAATAACTGCTATGAATAATCCAGCTAATCCTTTAAGAGACCAATACGAGAATCAAGAGTTTCATATGTTTAAAAAGACTTTGCATAAATACATAAAAGAGAATTTAGGCAAATTCGATGGTAATGTAGATGTATTGAGCTTATGGAGAAAGTAACTATATATATTAAATAGTAATATAATTAGAAAAAGGTTGGTAGATAGTTTCATAACCGAAGCATCTACCAACCAACATTCACCAATTTATTTATAGGAGAAATAAAAATGCTATCAATTATATTTTCTGTATTATGGTCTTTTTTAGTATATTACATAGGTTATTATTTCGGTTATACTAATGGAGTAGAGGAAACAAAAATAAATATCCGCAATGAAGAAAGTATCTCAACTGATGAAATGCATTAATAAAAGAAAATCAAAAAAATAAGGCCAAATCGTCGATTTAAGACACAACTTTTATTTTAATAATATGTTACATTAAAAATAATAAACTACTATAATCTTTTAATTAGAGGGGAAAAATGTTTAATACAATATATAGAGTTATTGATAAGATGTTTGTTACAATAGATGCATGTGTCAAGTTTGTATTTTATTATGTAGATGCATTCTTTGAACTTCTATCAAAATTATAAAAGGAGAAAAAATGCCTGAAACTATAGTTACTCTAACATATAAAGATTTATTAGAATTATCAGAATACTTCAATAAAGAAGATAAAGACATAGCCAAATATGTAGGACAAGGTTCAATAGAATATCTTTTATTCAAATTTATAAAAGATAAAAAAGGAATTGATTTTTTTAAAGAAGAAGAAAAACTTTTCAATCACCCATAGGGGAAAATTGATCAAATCCGTCTATTGATTTTACTAACATTTTTCGGTGTTTTAAAAACCACGTAAAAATTTGATACATTTTTACTACGGTTGTCCTCATAGTTATAGCTATATCGAAAAATTATCAGATTTTACTCTTTATCAACTTTTCCTATAGCTGGATCAAAATAAAAAAGGAAGGTATAATAAAATGAATAATATTATAATAACTATTATTTATATCATAATTGCTGTATATGTATATGGTTTATGTTTCTCATATTATCAAAATTATTATCCACCAACTGCAAAAGAAGATTATTGGCAAGATATGAAGATTACAATGTTTCTTGGTATTGTGTGGCCTTTTTCATTATTGAGCCGTTTCGTATGTTTTAGACCATCTTTAAAAGATCTCTTTATAAGAAAACCAAAGTTCTGGTAATTTGAAATATAGACTCCTATTATATATATTAAACATAAATAGAATAGAGAATTATTATAAACTTTAATATATAAAGGAGATATAAAATGCCTACAATATTAAACGCACAAACAATAAACGCAATTTGTTATTTTGCAGTAGCTTTGGTAATAGGTGTACCTTGTATAATAGCAGGTGTATATAAGCTTTTGAGCTAGTTTTAATTATCAACAAATCATTAACAATATAGCCAAAGGAGAAATATCATGGATACAAAAGACAAAAAAGAAATTGAAAGCTCAGAAACAGCATATGTCAATGGTAAGAAAGTTGTGAGAATTCGTTACACAGATGGAACCAAGAAAGAATTTGTAAAAGATCCTTTTTAAGCTTAGGGGAAGGGTGGATACCCTGTGAATCTATTAGGACATTTCAAAAAGTTTAATGCTTCTATTAAAGTGATTTAGCAGTCAGCTTTAATTAACAGGAGAGAAAGTCTAAGACCAATAGATTTTCTCTATTATTAACCCAGTCATAATAAGCCTTAAAAGGGGAAATGTATGCATTGGCCTTAATATAATGTTTAGATGATAATTATAAAAGATGCAATACAAAGGGGGGAATTAATTTCCTCCCTTTTTACAAAACCTATTTTATTTTTTTGTCAAAATTATGAAAAAATGATTTTTAAGGTTTTTTATGATTTTTGCGAGGGTTTTGCGAGATTCTGAGGAAACCTTCATTTCTATAAAAATAGAAATTTCGTCAAAAATGTCAAAAAATGAAAATTTGATAAAAATAAGAAAATAACGGATTTTTCACAAAATCGATATTTTGGCCAAATTTAGTGAAAAAATCGAAAAATACCAATGGTAACGGCTTGATCACATTTAAGTGCGATTACCAATGGAAGGCAAAACACTTGAACAATTTTGAATATAATCGCTACAAGGGGCAGACTGGTTCACACTCTCGTTGGTGGAAGATTTTTTTCCTATATGGTTTTTGCCCACAGCTAGTTGCCCTTCGATATTTTTTTAGAAAATTTTTTACCTTATATTGGTTTCCGATCTTATTCCTCCCCACTCCCTATTTTTTCCCAGATATTATTTCCTCCTATAATGTCCGTCATTACCCTCCCACTATATATATTAAACCTTGATAAGATAGATATTATTAATCTTTTGAAAGGAGATTTATTATGTCAGCTATAAACTCATTGGTAAACATAGATGTTATTAACAAAGGGAGTCATAGTATTATATTAACTTCTTATATTGCAAATGGAACCTTAATTAGTTATCAAGTTCAAGTCGATGTTAAATCAGGTTATCCAAATATAGGACCTGATTGTATACGGAGTATTAATACAGATCTTTTGGATAGAATAATCCAAGATAAGAAATTCGTTTTAAATGGATATGTGTACAGTCGTGATGCAACTTTAACAAAGATAATAATGTTAAAAGGTTAGAAGTACATAGTATAATTATGAAAAGAATTAAAACCCTATAACAATCAAGATTGGAGATTTATAAAATGAATGCTTATATAAAAATATATGTACATGTAATAGATTCAGGATATGCTTGGGTATTAGTAGCTAATAATAGTATACATTGTGCAGCCCATAAACGCATCAATACATATGGCGAAGTTGTGACTCCTACAGTACTTTTTAATATGCATAGGAGTTATATAGATGTAGCTATTAAACAAGGTGGTTTTTATTTCAATGACCAGTATGTAAGATTGCAAAAAGAAGGTATTGGTGAAAACTATTTTTGTGATTGGAATACCCAGAGTTACAAATTATCGATGTAAATTAAACCTTTATATTGGAACAGATTGTTCTCTAAACATATATAAAAAGTAGTATTTAAAATGGATATTAACTTCAAACCATGAACAAGAAAGGTATTGATAATGATAAACCAAAACAACATAGAGAAAACCATTAAATCAAAAGAAGAGTCACTGAAAAATTTGGAGTCACAGTTTAAAATAGATTCTGAAAAATATCTGACTATTGTGAATTATAGAAAAAGACTTCAGGAAGATATTGATATGGTGAACCAAGGTATATATACATTGGCACACAAAATTAAAACAACCAAACATTCTATACAAAGTACTCAACTTAAACTTACAGATTTACGAAATACTTTGAATATAATATTGGCTAGTGAAAAAGAAAACCATCCAACTAATCCTACACCAGTCACTAACAATCTGGAAATGGATGATGTACATATTTGTATTTATACACATGGTTCAACTGATGGTAGAGTAGTTGTATTAGTAATAGATAAACTTATGGAATTTAGCACAACCTTTTATACTCCTGGTGAAGATGCAAATCCAAGTATGGTAGAAAAGCTTAGTTCTTATTATTCCAGTATAATCATTAAACAGAGAGCATTTTATTTTAATGGTCGTCTCATTAGAGTTAAACCTACTACTAATTTTATGCAAACTGTAAAGATAGGCGATGAATATTTTGAGTTAGTGAATATGGATTAGTTATATAAAAAGGTAGACTTAAAATGATATTAAAAGTAAAAAGAAAAGCTTATGAAACAAATTATGATTGTTGGGTATTTGATGAAATATCTTACATTAAATATAGGAATGATGCGAAACGAGACTCCATATCTAGAGAACTTCCTGGATCTGATTTTAAAGTAATAACTAATCCAACGTGTACGACTAAAGAACTCTATGTAAGAATTGTTTTACAATATATGGATTCTAATAGAAGACCTACAGTCTTGTATTTACAAAACTGTACCTGTTATTTATGCAGTAACGAAGGGAAAACATTTGATAAAATAAATTGTTAGTATAATATAATATTTTATCTATCTCTCTAATAATAAAAAGAAAGTGGTTATTAATTTACCCGCTTTCTTTTTTTATTTTGTTTCTATCTTTATTACTATATATATTAAATATTAATAAGATAATCATTATTTTATAATTAAAAATATGGAGATAATTAATATGTTAAGAGCTAAAATATACTATAGAGACAGTATTCATACAGTTATACATACACCTACTATTGAAGACTATATAACTGTAATTAATTGGTATCTTGCCCAAAAAATAACTTGGGCAACTGGAGATACTAATATCAATGAAGATTATTGGGATAATCATAAGGAAAATACATGTATTACAATTAGCGATGTAGTAACATACTGTAGCGTAGGCTATGTCATAGTTACTTATAATAGGAGTCCAATTAATATGACACAGTTCTATAAATGTACTAAAACCAGCTTTGGTTTAAAGTATGGTTTGAAGTAATTAATAGGAGAAATTAACCATGTCAATAAAAATAGATGAACTACCTATAATTGTACACACACCTACACAAAAAGATTACATAGAAGTAATTAAATGGGCATTTAATCAAGATATATTTTGGGCTTCTGGATGTAAACGTATTGATAAAATTCGTTGGAAGTGTTTTTCTAATGAAACATGTATTATAATTATGAAAGACGTAATATCTTACTGTAGTAAAATATATGCTAAAAATAATCTTACAATGGATATATTAACCATAGAACAATTTTATAATTTTTCTAAAAGTAATTTTGCCAATATGTTTGGTGTGAAGTATGGTTTGAGATAATACAAAAAAGGAGAAATCAATATGTTTAAAACTAAGTGTATACATACACCTACACTTGAAAATTATTTGTTTGTAGTAAAATGGGCTATAGACCAAAACATATTCTGGAGTAATAGTAGTAATAGTATCAATGAAGATTATTGGGAAGATTATAGGTCTAAAATGTATATTATTATTAATGTAAAAGATAGAGAGTATAACTATATAACATATTGTAGCGAAGAGTATGCCAAAAGTCATTATGGTAAAATTATAATCAGTACAGAAGAGTTTAGTTCTCAAATCATAGATATTATTAGAGATAAATTCAAGGTAAAGTATGATTTGAAATAATTTTGTTTGATAACTATTGGGTAAAGGAGAGTTGATGTTTGATATAATAAATAATTATGTAGAAATTTACACATTAGTAAATCATTATAGTATGTATCAAAACGCAAGGTATATCGTTCAATGTAATTTTAATAACTTTGGTGGGCATCATGCTTATATTGATTTAATTAATATTACTAATACAAAATCTTCTAAATTGTATTTATATATAGTATTATATCCATATAGGAATCCATATAGATATACTTTTAAATGGTATGGCGACGAAAAAGATTTTCGTAATATTTTGCAAAATAAATATAGACTATTAGGAAATATTTATATTGTTAAATATAAACAGGATGAAGTATTGGAAGAGATTATGGAATTTGTTATATATGATGGAAAAGATATATTTAAGAAAAAATATGATCTAAGATAAGGAGAAGAGTTGATGTTTGATATAATAAACCATTATATTATAAATTACAACCTATTCAATTATTATAATCCAAATCAATCACCTTGGTATGTTGCTAAATGTAATTTCAAGAGAGGTTATGTTAATATTGCTTATTTTGATTTAATTAGACTATCAAAAGTAAAAGAAACAGAATTATACTTATCCATAGTTTTATATCCTGACTGTAATTCGATAAGATATACTTTCGAATGGCTTGGTTTTAAAAAAGACTATGTAAATATCCTATATAGAAAACCGATGGAAGGAGATATTTTCGAAGTTAATGATAACCATGAAGAAGTATTGGAAGAGATTATGCAGTTTGTTAATATACCTGTAAAATATGCATTCGGTAAAAAATATGATCTAAGATAAAATAGGAACGATTATGTATTATAATAAAAGACATTCTTCTTGAAAGTACTAATTGTAGAAGTTGTAAGTATAATACAGTGTGCCATTATGGTCAATATAGATGTCATTTAGAATAATTAATTTATAAGGAGAATAAATTTTGTTTGCAATAAACACTAAAACTATCGATGAGTACATAGGAGTAATTGAATGTTTATTAGATCAAGGTATGTGTTGGAGAGGTGGACTTATATCTATTCACACAGACTTTTGGGAAGATTATAGACAAAGTACATGTATTGTAGTTAATAAAGAGGTAATAACATATTGTGGTTGCAAGTATTTTACTAATATTTATGATGAGGATTTATTTAACGTGGAACAGTTTCGCAAAAAAATGAATGTCAATTATAGGAATGTGTTAAAAAAGAAGTACGACTTAAAATAAATATTTATAAAAAGGGATAATAGAATGAAAAATTTTATAGCTGGTATTGTGTTTATAATTATTGTTCTTAGTCCATATACAATAGTTATTACATTGAATATTGCAAAACATGTTTTGATATTAACTATATAAACAGGGAGATAAATAAAATGGAATTGTTTGCATTAATGAATAGTGATGGTCAATTTATGAGAGCAAAAGGATTTTCTGGTAGTGGAAAAAGTTGGGTCGATGGAATAAAGACAGCAAGAATTTATACGTCCGTTGGACCAGCAAAAGCACAAGTAACTTATTGGAAGAAAAATTTTCCTGATCATGAATGTCCAAAATTAGTTGTTCTTGAAGCCACTATAAAGGAAGTTCTAGATCAATCCGATAGAGTCTCTGAAGTAATAGAAAAACAAAAACAAGATAGAATTAATTCTAAAGAAAAAGCTTTAAAGAATAAAATTTCGTCATTGACAAATGCACTTAATTGTTTAAACCAAGGAGGTAAATAATTATGGGTTGTCAACAGTGTGGTAGCAACAGAATTGCTAATATTAGTGGAAAAACATCTGATTGTAATAACGGTTTCATAGAAGGAAAAGATTTTGATGGATATGTTCCTGGTGATATAGGAATAGGCGAAGGTGATTATATAGAATTAACTTGGTGTCTTAACTGTGGGCAGATACAAGGTGAATGGCCTGTATATCCTAGTCAAGATGAAGAAGATGAAGAAGAAGATGAGGATTGGTAAAATGACAAATTTAAAAATTAAATATGAGATAGGAAACATAATAGAAGGTAAGGATGAATCGTTTAAAGTTACCGGTTATAATTTAAGTCATGATAAGTCTATGATTCTTTATGATATTATAGATTTGGATACTGGAGAAGATATTCATGATCTTTTTGAAGAAGACTTATCAGCAATAAGTTCTAATTAATAAAGGGAGACATAAATGAAAGACAATAGATCAATAGTTGAAAGATCTTCTAAAAAGCAAAGATATATCATGATTCCTTCAAAAATTGTAATACCTTTAAAGGTTTTATGTTTCATATTGATAATATCCCTAGTTGTTATGAGTGGTAATATCGTTGCGCGTAATATAATAACAAATAAAATTTCAAAGGAAGAACATACGACAAAACAATTGCAGAATAAACAAAACTATATTCCATATGAATCTACAAATATCACTGATGTTGGTAATGGATGGATAACTTTTGAATTCGATGATTGTAAGTTTTTATATTTTGCTGATTTTATTTATCTAAACGATAGACGAAATCAATGTATCACAAACTACAAAGGAGGTATCTAAAATGTCAGAACAAAATATTAATGAAGAAGAGTTTAAAAATAAAATAAAGAATCTTAGAAAATCTTATTCAGAGTTAGGTGATCGTGAAGCCAAGGTTTCAGGAAATTTGTCTTCTATATTGAAAAGAATACGTGAAAAAGCATCTTTGAAAAACTCTATCGAAGAGGAACTTTCTACTCTTCGTAAATGTTATGAACAAATGAAAACCAACGAGTTGCAATCAATACACGCTCATAAAAAGGAAGTAGTTCATCATATAAATGGAGATCATACTTGTAATATATTAGATAATATAGAAGTTATGAATCACTCTGATCATAGTAAGATGCATATACTGTAATTGGAAATGACCTAAACGATGTATGGAAAGAATATAAAGAAATCGGAGGAATGTTTTGTATAAATGAGCTTATTGATATAAATGGATCTATTGTAAAAATAGTATATAAACAAATTGATAGTGGTAACTTGAAAATATACTATTGTATGAGAGAGCTTTATTCTAATTCAAGTTTTTTACAAAGAGTTGAAGATGATAGTCCAGAATTAAAAATGGTTGGAAAATTTGCTATTGGAGATATGTTAGAATATAATGGCGTAATTGTAAAAGTTGTAGATAAGAATCTTCAACGTAGTGTTAAAGAATACAGTTATCTTGGCCCAGATAGGTATGATTACTTCTTAACATATATTGTTGAATTTCAAGAGAACGGTCGTAATTACACCAAAGGAGCCATAAAATCTGTTCCTGAGCATCTTCTAAATTCTCATAATCCAAATAAATTCAGGGTTAGAATTCATACATATACTGGAGATAATATAAATTTTTCAGTATCATCACTGGATTCTACTTCTCTCTATGGAACTACTGGTCTTATAACACAAAAAGTAGACAATGCAATATTATTTAAGGTAGATTCATTCTTTATAAAAAAGGCTATTGAAGATGGTGGGTATTACCTAGATGATAAACTTATCCTTATAGAACCAATTACAAGCAATGTCGAAACAGTAGTAGAACATTCTGGAAAATTTTATAATGTTTATGAACAAAAATAATATTAACCACTTTTAATTAAATTGGAATGGGTCAATACACAATTGATTATGATGAAGATATTTCCTCTGAAAAAAGCGATTGGGGCCTTTGTTGGCAAGTTGGTATTAAAGGTGGTTTGGTTTTCATACTTGGTAAAAATGTTGAACTTGGTTTAAATGGTGGATATGTTTACTACAAACAAAATTATGTTAAGAAAATTTCTAATTCAGCTATAGAAGAAGTTTCTGAATTCAAAACAACTGCATCAGGCCCAACCTTTGGATTAACACTTGGAATAGCTGCATTCTAACTTTTAAAAAATTTAATATATTTTTATATTAAGGAGGTATCTAAAATGTTACAAGATTTTATGTTAATAATTCTAATAGCATCACTTGTATATATTGCATTACTTTTTGTAGTATCATTAATTGATCATATTATATCAGGATTATCTACAAAAGAAGATTATACTAGCTCAGTTATTTATGATTGTATTTGTTCTTTCAAAGAATTCCCCGAAAGGATCAAAGATAATCCTATAATGAAAGATATCTTTAAATTATTAATCTCTGCTAACGAAGATGAAAACTTCCAGACAAATCTTGCATTTGTATACGAGTTTAACAGCCTTACAAATACTGATGATTTTAGGTTGTTTATGGAGAGGAATTATATAGATGGTTATTTTTCTCTTACATCTCTAACTAAATTGAAATCTGTATTGGATTCATTCTTTACCTTTAGGGAAGGACCTTTATACAATACTGATATATAAGGAGTATAATATGCAATATATCATAATAGCGATAAGTACAATTATAGGAACGATTATGGAAAACTACCTTGGATTTAAAGATCCATGTTTGTTTTGGGTAGTGGGGATGTTGTTTGGAATATTAACTGGTTTATTTGTACGGAAGGATTAAAATGTCTATTAGTATGCATGGTATTATAATGTTTGTATTATATGTTTGGTATGATGTTGTTATATTAGCTTGTTCTTTAAATATTGTTTCGGATGACACATTGCCTTTAGTCAACTGTAATAGAGCTATGAATTTCCTTCAGATTGTCATAGGAGTTATTACTATTCTGACTTTGGCTGGTATTCTTTAGTAGTTATTATAAAATAGGAGGAGTATAAAAACTCCTCCTATTTTTTGTAAAAATTTTTTCATTATATATATTAAATTATATAATAAGAAAAAGGAGTTTTTAAATTATGAATACAAAAGAATACATGGAAAAATTTAAATTAAAGAATTATTATTCGTTTCCTATGGCTATGAATTGTATATATAGCTATCTTTCAGCCAATATATATATAGATCTTGTTAGAGTTGGTAACAAGGAAGGATTATTCCTATTTATAAAAGATTATGCTGAAGATGAAACATTTTTATTTGAATGGATATATTCTAAAAAAGATTTTGTTGATATATTATCAGTACATAATTATTTTTGGGACATAGAAATTACAGAGGAAGGTGAGGAGATATTTTTTACTAATAATACTATTAATAAAGATACTGATATACCAAAACTGGAAGCAGATATTTTAGAATCGTTTATATTTTTTATGATTAATAAGAGAAAGGATATCATGGCTAAGAAATACAATCTTAAATAGAGAGGGTTTATTAAATGAATATACATATAAATAAAAATGATGATATAATATCATTCTATAAAAGTTTTGGTATAGAGATTGCACACAAATTAGAGTACATATATACATCATCTGGATTTAGAACTTATATAAACTTGGGTAAATTTGGAAATGACTTATTTTTAGAGATAGATATTTTTAGAACAAAATTTCAATTTGATTGGTTCTTACAAAAAGAAATATTTGAAGAAGTGTTGAGAGAATTTGGATTTAAACCGTCTGGTATTTATTTTAATTCAGAAATAACTAACTTTGTATATCCTGATGATATAAGTATTGTAAAAGAAAATAGACTCATTGAAACATTATTCAAACTAGTTGTTGGTGATACGCGTAATTTTATGAGTCACAAATATGGATTAAGATAGTTATAATTAAAAATATTTAAAAGGAGTTATTATGTTAGAAAAGTTGCTTAAACCATACATGGATAAAGGTTTATGTATAAAGAAAAGTATTTGGTCTTATGATAATTATTATATTGTCAAACAAGGTACATTTTGTCAAGAAGGATCAGAATGTGTTACTATTTCTTTTATTGAGAAAACTGAAGATTTTATATTGGTTTTTGGATTCCAATCCCGTGGAAGTGTGTATTATATATTTGTAGACGATCACAACCTAACAGATGAAATTGAGAATGCTATTGATAATCATGATTGTGATATTGAGACTATTACAAATAAATTATTAGAGATTATATTTACTAAAGAGGGAATAATGCAAATAAAATATTCTTTAAAGTAAGAAATAGATTAGGAGGATAATAATGAAAACAGTTAAAGGTAATTTGATAAATCTTGCCAAAGATGGTGAATTTGATGTTATAGTACATGGGTGTAATTGCTTTTGTACTATGGGAGCTGGAATAGCTAAATCTATAAAAGAAAATTTTCCAGAAGCATATTTAATAGATCGGAAATCAGAATATGGAGCAAGATCTAAATTAGGAAATGGTACATATGTAAATATTAAACTATTTAATCACAAATTGACAATTGTTAATGGATATACACAGTACAATTACAAAGGCAAAAAACCTCTTGTAGATTATAATGCTGTTAGACATGTTTTTAAAATTGTCAAAACAAAGTTCGGTGGGAAAAGAATAGGATACCCAAAAATTGGAGCTGGCTTGGCTGGTGGTGATTGGAATATCATTAAGAATATTATAGATGAGGAATTAAGTGGTGAAAATCATACTTTGGTGGAATTAACCAGATAGCTATTATATATATTAAATATTAATATAATACTTATTATTAATCTTTTTTTAAAGGAGTAGTACCATGAAATGTTTTAAATCTTTATTAGTAGTATTATTACTTGTATTCTCTATGTCTTTCATCGGGTGTGAGGGTTGTAATAAACAAATCAAACACTTCAAATCTGGTACAATTGGATTGAAACGGAGAGTGACATTATATAACTGTAATGGTGGAATTATCAAAGAATGGGAAGGTAGATTTCTTGTTGAGATGAACGGCGATGCTGCTGCGTTTATAGATAATGGTAAAGAGGTAAAGTTGTCTGGAACTTATATTATAGAAGAATTGTAGTATAAAAGATTTTTTGAAAAGAGAGTTAATATTTAAATTAGCTTTCTTTTTTGTTTGTCTTTTATGTAAACTATTATATCGAAAGGAATATTATGTTATATGATGAATTTTTGGATTGTTTTGTTGATAATAATATTATCGAAAGAATGTATGGTTCTTATTTATATTCTGAAAGCTTCAATCTTCAAAACGCCGAAGTTGTGTATAATGGAAATTATGCAGTAAATTTTTCATTGTGGTATCATGATGTTAAAGGATATGTGATAAGAGTTTCAATGGAAGGATTAAAAGTCAGACCTAATTCTTATGTTTATTTAATAAGAAATTGGATAGGAAGTTTGGAATTATTTAATGATATAATAAATAAGTCAGATGATGCTAACTGCGATAAGATTATATTTTGTTTAAAAATATTTTTAAACAAAAATGGTAACTCTTTTGGTGCTATATATGGTTTAAAATAGGAGAATTAATATGATAACTAGGATAGATTTTGTAACAATATTTCAAAACTATATTAAAAAATATGGTTTAGAAAAATTTAAAACAGCGGATAATGATATAATTATAGATGAGAGAATTTTTAATAATTTGTATGTTTATTTAATGGTTTCGATAAACGGACGCCTAGATACATATATACCTCTATCTATGCTTATTGATGAATATGTCGATGGAATAAATAACAATATTTTTAATATTAAAAATGCTAAATTTTATATACAATTTAGTTTTAAGGATGCCTATTCTTATCTTACCAATCTTGATTATAATTTTGATTTTAACAAACCCACATCTTCTTTTAAGAGCTTATGTGGTAATTTTATAGATGAAGAAGAAATTGAAGATCATGAATTTGAATCTGACATTGAGTATACAATTATAGATAGATTAATGAATGAAATTATTATAAATGATCCAAGACTCATTTGTAAAAAATATAATTTAAAATAGGAGATAACTATGATTTATGGAACAGGAGACACACACATGCCCATAGACATACATAAATTAAATTCAAAAAACTTTCCAGAAGAGAAAACAATGACTAAAAACGATTATGTTATTATCATGGGAGATTTTGGTCTTTGGTGGAAGTGTGAGTCTGATAAGACTGAGATGTATTGGACAAATTGGTTAAACAATAAAAATTTTACCACTCTATTTGTAGATGGTAACCATGAAAATCATTTTAGATTGTTATCTGGTATGATAGCTCCTGAAATTATAGAAGCAAATTTAAATCTACCAAGATATAAAGAATATACAATTGAAGAAAAGTTTGGAGGTTATGTTGGAAGAATTTCTGATTCTATTTATCATCTCAGACGCGGTGAAGTTTATATTATAGACGGAAAGAAGTTCTTTGTTATGGGTGGAGCATATAGCATAGATAAAAATAATAGAATAGAGAATATTAGTTGGTGGAAAGAAGAAGAGCCTAATAATAAAGAAATATATTATGGTCTCGATAATCTCAAAAACCATAATAATGCTATGGATTATGTTTTAACACATACTGCTCCAACATCTATATTAAACCAGATATATCATAACGCAGATGAGAAATATGACTCAACATCAAAATTTTTAGATCATATAAGAACACTAGTTAGATATGACAAATTCTATTGCGGTCATTGGCATGAAGATATTGATTATTATAAATACCATTTTCTATTTCAAAGGGTTATTCCTATAATTTAAACTAAAAAAGAAATTTGTTACTATCCATTATATATATTAAACAGTGACGCTAGAATTTATTAATCTTTAAAATGAGGATTGTAATATGATGTTTTGTTTATTTATAAGGAGAAGAACAAAAAATGAAAGATAGAGAAGATTTTAGATATAGTTATGAGCACACAAAAGAAAGGATGGGAGAAAGGTATAATTACAAATGTTTAACTATAGAAGAGTATAGATATTTATGTAAGCATTGCATGGAAGGCACAAAGCTGAAATCAGAGTTTGTTCCTAATAGAGGATATCAATACATACTCAGAACTAGGTTTAAAGATATGTTTATCATTGTTGTATATACATCGTGGGAGAAAAAAGTAAATACCGTCCTACCTTATGATCATTTTAAAAATATACATAGTTCTACTTATATAACATATAAAAACAAAAAATATAAGGGAGATTTGAAATGAAAAAAGTAATCTTTATCGTAACATTAATAGTTATTTTTACAAGATTAGCATTTGCAGAAGTTCAAGTCAAAGATATTAATATTAGTAATGGGATAGATTATGTTAAGGGAGAAGTTATTGTTAAATTTAAAGATACATGTAATCAGGAAGAGATCAGAAATGTTATTTCTCCAATAGGAAGATCTATTATCAACAAATCTACCAGAATTAGAAGGGTTCGTACATCAGAAATGAATGAAATTGAGACAGTGAATTATCTCAATGATAATCCGTCTGTAGAATATGCTCATTTGAATTATATATGTCAATCACATTCTGCACCAAACGATCCTCTTTATGGATATCAGTGGAACTTCTCAAAGATAGGTATGGAAACAGCTTGGGATATTAACCCATATGGTTCTTCTGATATTATAGTAGCAGTATTAGATACTGGTATAGCCTATGAGGATTATGATATATATTCATTGGCTCCTGATTTAGTCGGTACTACTTTTTGTAATCCTCGCGATCTTGTTAATGATGATTATCATGCAAATGATGATAGAGGGCATGGAACACATGTAACTGGAACAATATGTCAATCAACAAATAATGACTATGGGGTAGCTGGTATAGCTTATGGTGTATCAATTATGCCTGTGAAAGTATTGGATCGAGAAGGTAAAGGAACTTCTGTTCAGCTTGCAGATGGAATTGAATGGGCAGTTAATCATGGTGCAAATATAATTAATATGAGTTTAGGATTTTCACCAGATATTACTCCAGAGTTTCTTCCAATAGTAACTGAAGCTATAAAATATGCTCATGATAATAATGTTATTATGGTCGCATCTACTGGCAATACTGGAGTTAATATTGTTGATTGTCCCGCTGCTTATCCAGAAGTTATATCTGTTGGTGCTACTAACTCTGAAGATGTTTTAACTGATTATTCTCAATATGGTATTAATTTGGAGATTACTGCTCCTGGTGGTGATAACGAAGACAGAGATGGAGATGGATATGGAGATGCTATTCTACAACAAACTATAAACGATCCTAACGACCTAGAATTTGGATTTTGGTTTTATACTGGAACTTCTATGGCCGCACCACATGTGACTGGATTAACTGCATTACTTTTATCACAAGGACCATCTCGAACTTTAACAGATATCAGAAACATTATTCATAATACATCTGTAGATCTTGGATTGATAGGCTGGGATGAATTTTATGGTTATGGTAGAATAGATGCATTTAGTGCATTGAATTATGATAAGGATGGAGATGGCTTTATTTATTCTAATGACTGTAATGATAATGATGCTAATATTAATCCAGATGCTACTGAAATATGTAATGATGGTATAGATAATAACTGTGATAGAGTAATAGATTGTCCAAATGAAGATCCAGAAATAAATCCTGATCCAGAACCTGAAAATAATGATGAAGATAAAGAAGAAGGATGCTTTATATCAATATTTTAACGGAGGGTAATAAAATGAACCATCAAAAATTTATTGAAAAAATTAATTCTATAGATAATTCTATTCAACTAGTTGAAGATGATATTAGAGTTTCCCAAAATATATCTGAAGTAAATAAGCAACGAAGAGAAAAACTGTTATCTCAAAAAATTTATATTGTAGATGCTTACAGAACTACTGGTGGGAAATTCAATGTTGAGGATAGAGTGATATACAAAGGATTAGACGCTATCATATATAGCAAAACCTTTGATTTAAAAACATACAAGTTTATATATGCCTTAGTTATATATGGTACTCGCGGCATGATTGGTAAAATAAGTGAAAATGACCCAGAACTCAAACCTAAATCAAAAAATATCAACAAATATACTCACATAATTTTATATGCAAAAAATTGGTATAAAATTACTGATGTGATAAACGATCTAAAAATCATAATTGGAAAAGTGTTTTTACTAGACCCAGAACATATTGATATAAATAGTATTGCAACTTGTCTTTTGCAAATTGTTGTTGAACAAATTATTAACATTCCTATTAAAAATGATTCTGATAAAGATAATGTTTTTAGAAAGATTACAGACCTTATATGGTCTCTCCACCCTAAAAATCGTTGGTGGGTTGGTGGGTCTGAGGAAGATAGTTTTGAAATGGGTATTATTCGAAAGTGTTTATCTGTTATAAAACTAACTAGTATTAAAAACTTGGACTCTGTAGGAAACCCAGATCCAAACATATTACCATTAAGAGAGAATTAAGAAAAGAGTTTAATATAACATTAACAGAAGCTTTTTCCATAGCTGATACACTTAAAAGGGGTTTTTGACATATAACTATTATTAGGAGAATTAAAATGACACAATTTAAAATAACAAGAGTATACACAGTTAAAAAAGTATTGCTTTTTGATATACCATTTGGAGAAATTACATCTATAGATTCTAGTTTACCAGCTATTAGTGAATACGACGAAGGAAATATAACCTGTTTCAACTTTGGAAGTTGGTTTATTAGGCAACATGTGATAAAAGAGTCATGCTTATGGTTAATAGACTGTAATCATGAAAAGCGAGAAGTTGGTAGGGAAGAAAATATCTTGAAATATATAAAGTTTGATAGTTGGAAAAATTTTGATGTTTGCCAAGATTTCTTATCTACCCCATATTGTATGATAGATATACAATCATCGTTTATGGACGATGCCATGATAAAAAGAGATAATATCACATATTCAAACGATTGTAAAATCTATGAGCAGGAAATTGAAAGATTAAAGAACCTTACTAATACGCTGAGAAAACAAAATTCTTCTTTGGTAAATGAGAAGAATGCAGCGATTAATAAGTTTGAGAAACAGAAAAGAAAGATATTAAACATTTTACAAAACTAACGACCGAACAACATTTAATAGAAAATAATATGGAAAATAACATTGAAACAAAGAAAATATATGTAGGTCATTTTTATGGATATGATAAAACCATATACGATAAAACTGGTTATGCTCATTGTACAGAAATAAAGGATGAAAGTTTACAGAGTGTAGTCAATACTATTTTAAATGCTGGTTTAAATGTTATGGTTTTACAACACTGTGAAGCTATTACAGTTTACATAAGCAAAGATAAATTTAGACAAATGTAAATAATTATAAATAAGGAGTGATAATGTCAAAAGACTTTATACCACCAGTAAGAATGTTATATGGTATATGGCCAGAAGAAAAGCCTGAGCCAATAGTAATTAAAAAATCTAATAATGATGATGACAAGCATGATCATAAACATCCAGAAATTGAAGAGAGATTGAACAGAATAGAAGATATGTTAAAGGAACTATTGGAAAAATAGTAAGTTCTACTATATATATTAAACTATATAATATAATATAAGTTTTATTAATTGATTAGCTTCATCAAAAATGAAGCGTATAATTAACTTTTTATATGGGTAAATCCCAAGGAGGTTATTATGCGAAGGTGTTTATAATTCCTTCTATTCAAAAGATGTATTCGGGGGATGTTTTAAACATCCCCCAATAATTTTTTTGTATGCTCTTCTATTATATATATTAAATTATATATTGTACTTATTATTTTAACTTTTTAAAGGAGAATTAACATGGATAAAATTATAATTGAGAGAAAGAATTTTTCTGAAATTATTACTATTATTATGAATGAGTTACATATGTCTGAAGAAGATTTCGCATGTTTATTTGATGCTAGTAGGTCTACCGTTATTAGATGGAAGAAAAGAGAAACAGAACCAAGTGATTCTATAAAATCTATTTTATATGAAACATTGATACAATTGCTGATTAAGAAACTAAAAGAAAGTAGAGGTGATGAAATTGACAAATAACCCTATTGTGTATATTTTGATTATCTTATTAAATTCTTTCGATGGTATTTTTACTTACATAATGGTTACAGCTGGAAAGGCAAAATAATTAAATCCTATTATGGCATGTTTGATAAATTATAATCCTATTGTGTTTCTATTGATAAAATTATTATCAGTACCAATGCTTATATTTCTATTGTGGAAATATAGATATAAACTGCATTGGTTTTCAGTAACTATTATGTTAGGTATGTATACTGCTTTAGTTATGTATGAGTTAACCTTTTTATTTTAATAAGGAGATTTATCATGTTAATATTTATATACGGGTTTATATTTGTAAAAACTTTTCTACTAGCAATATTAATCTATTCCGAACATCGAAAAGAATTACTAAGAAAATTTTTAAAGAATTTTGATGGGTCTGTAATTTTTGTCGGTGAAGCCGGCTCACATTGCGTTCGTAATACTGTTAAAGATTTCGATGAAACTGCTCAAATGTTCACATGTTAAAATAAATATAAAAAGAATTAAATTATGTTGGGAGAAATGAATGAGTTATAGAATAGGAGATATTGTATATATTATAAGATGTCCATCAGAACACCAAATGGATAAGGCTTATAATTATACTAAAATATTAAAACATGAAATAGTAGATATTGTTAGTTGTCTGGATGAAGGATATCATTTTTATTTTCTAGAAGCACTGATATTGAAATTTAAAGATAGTATAGATAATAATAGAACACCCTCTGATAGAGTTATATTTGATTTTATTAATATATTTAAAAATGGAAACATAAGATATCACGTTTTAAAAAGACATGTTTGTAATTTAGATGAAACATTTGTAAAAATTAATACTACTTATTATCCTATGGATCTTGTATCTATAAATGAAGAAAATATAAAAAAATATTATAATTTCGTACATAGATGTTTAGACATGGTAGAAAATATTGATATCTATAAGTATATAGAAAACAATTTTAGATGATAGAAAGGATAAAAAATGTATATATCAAAAGAAGTTAAAAAAGCTTTAACTATGTTTGATTTAGATTTTCCATTTACTGAAATAGATTTAAAAAAGAAATTTAGAGTATTAATTATGAAACATCATCCTGATGTAGAACATGAAGACAATTCAGAGATTATGACAAGATCGATATTGTCAAATTATGAAAAACTAAAATCTTATATGACTTCTAAAATAGATTTAGAAATTCCAGAACATTTATTAGAACAGTGGCATTTGGAAGATCAGGATATCACAAATATCTATGATCCATGTCCTACTTGTAATGGAACAAAATATGAAAAGCATATTATATCAGTAAGAGTTGGTTGCCCAGATTGTGACGGACATGGAGCCGTAAAACTAAAGTGTAAATATTGTACAGATGGAATATATACCACAAAAAGAAATTATAAAATTCCTTGTAAAGCTTGCGGTGGTACTGGAGTATGGAAAGAAGTTCCGTGTAGATCATGTAATCCAAGATCCTTTGGATATAGAAAAAGATCAAGAATGTGGACAATGTTTGGATCTCTTTTTGATATTGGATATGCATATGAAGATAGAATGGTAAATAGAGTATGTTCAAACTGTCATGGAAGAGGGAAGGTAAAACTTGAATTATATAATCCAGTAATAAAGAGAGGATCTATTCTGAAAGGATAAAAAATGGAACTCAAAAAAATAAAAATAGATAAATGTCCTCATTGCGGATCAGATGCAAGAATTGAGGAAATAATTAGGAATGGATTAGATAGCAATGATGCTACTGAAAATAAAGAATTCGAGTGTGGTCTTGGGCTAACATGTAAATGTGATAGTTATGAAATTATACAAACATCCCGTTGCCCAAACAGCGAGGAGTATAAAAAACTTAAAACTAGACGGGTAGATGCGTTAAATAAACTTTGTAACTTTATAGATAATATGGATTTAGACGACGAATATAAAAATACTATAAGATCTATACTGTTAAAAGGACTTTCATAGAAAGGAGATATAATAATGAAATATATATGCCCAGTATGTAAAGGCCCCTTGGGGTACGAGAGAATGGATGATGGTATGATAATTAACAAGATAACTGAACTTGGTAAGTGTGGTTACTTTGCCTATGAAACACATAACAAATCAAATGGTTATGAATTGGTGTTTTGTTGGAATCATAAATTATCTCACAAAATACCTGATGCTCTCAAAGATGATGTATTAACATTTATAAGGGGAGGGAATTATTAAATGCCGTATATAGATAATGGTAAAAGGTGCAAGTTTTTTGAAAGATTAAATTCAATAGGAGATGATATCGAATCTGCTGGAGATCTTGATTATTGTATAACCGTATTATGTAATAGTTATCTCAAAAAATGTGGTGGGTTAAAATTTGAAAATCTGGCAAAAATTGCTGGTACTATTCTTTTTGTACTATTAGAGAACTATAGGAGAATTGCTGCTCCTTACGAAGATAAAAAGAAAAATGAAAATGGTGATGTTTATTAAAATCAAAGGAATATAAAATGAAAAAATTAAAACCTGGTCAGAGTGAAAAAAGTAAAAAAGTCAATAGGAAGTCTATCCAAGAACTTAAGGCTAAGATAGCTGAATTAGAAAAACTAAATGATGATTCTATGTACTTAAAGCATTTGAAAGGTGCTTTGAAAAAGTTTTAATACAATAACTATTGTAGGAAAGGTTTATAATGATAGAACTTAATGATAAAAATTTCAAAGAAGAGATTGCAAAGAATGATATAATCTTGGTAGATTTCTGGGCTGATTGGTGTGTACCATGTAAGATGTTGGAACCGACTCTAATAAGATTAGAGAGTTGTATACAAATAGGAAAAGTGGATATAGATCTGAATATGGACTTATCTACACAGTTTTCTATAAAGGGAGTGCCAACAATGCTTATATTCAAAAATGGGGAACTTGTAAAACGTTATACTGGTGTACAACCATATTCGGTAGTAAAAAGCTTTATAGATAGCATAAAACAACCCAAAACAACGTAGTTCACTATATATATTAATATTAAATAGTAGTTTATTATTAATCTTTTAAGTAAAGGAGTATCAAAATGAATACATTTGATTTACCAGAATTACCAAGCTTTTTTGGATTAGGTGCAATTATTGTAGGATTAACAGTTGCTGGATATGTTGCCTATAACAAATTGTACAAAAAGGTATCGTTGAAAATTAATAGTATCGGCATTGACAAAGTAAAAACTACTTTGGCAATAGTTGCTAAAAATCTTCGTAACAAAAAGACGTTGGTAGTATATCATTTTGAGTATAAAGATTTCGTATCTGATACCTTTACACTTGCATTGGAACCAGGAGAGATCAAATTTTTCAATTTGACGATAGATGCAGTTCCGCAAGATACAAGCACCGTTGATAAAAATCTTGCTAAATTGGTGATTGATGAAATGGGTGATATTTAATATTTACTTAAGAGATGGGATTGTTAAATACAATCCCATCTCTAAACAAATTTTTTTATACAATATTTTGATGTACTTTTAATCTACGTAAATTTTTTTCCCATTGTTCTTTTAAATCCTTAAATAGAAGAACTCCATCTTCTAGCTCTTTAATAGCATCAGGATCATTTCTATGTAATCTTTTTCCATCTTCTATTATTTTTATACCTAGTTCAAACGATTTCAAAACACCCATATTCATACATATCTGATATTCCAAAAACGTTTGTTTACTAAACATAGCTTTTAATTTATATAGAATACCTTTTCCACAAATCTTTGATGTTAATTCCTGCTCTTTGGCTACTGCTAAAGTAGCATTTCTTAAAATATTATTTACATCATCCATTATATCAATCCTTTTTCTAGTTTGTCCTAATTATAAGGAGAAAATAATGCTCGCAATTTTGTTACAAATAGCAATGATTATACTAATAATTATTATGATTAAAGATATAGGTCGTAATAAAACATATCCTCATTTTGGAATACCTGTGTCTATGTTAGTAGTATACTTAGAATATTCTAATTTCTATAATTTGATGCAACAATCAGAAAACCACTTTTTAATATTTTTAAGTGGTGTAACTATATTCTTATTGGGAAGTCTTTGTTTTATGCTAATAAAGTTTTACAAGAAGTAATTATTATAGGGGGTTTGGAATTGACAACCCCCTTTTTATTTTTTTGTCAAAAAAATTAGGACAAACTTTAAATCAATATTAGGAATAATAATGCCAGGAATACAAACACAATATATAACAATAAAATCAAATGGAGCATTTGCATCAAAGGATATTCCAAGTGCTACAAATATAGGACCTGGGTTTCTAAAAATTAGAAAAACAGGAGATCCAAAAGTAGATTTTGTAGTAACTAAATTAGGTAAATATATAAACCATTCAAAAAGTCCTAATTTATTAATTAAAGTATCCAGATGGAAGTATTATCTATTTACTTCTAGAACAGTTTTAAGAGGAGAAGAATTAACTATAGATTATTCTACTCTCCCATGGAAAAATTTTCAAGAAAAAGTATATAAATTTAATTCAGGACAAATTAAAAAGACAATAGGAGAGAGAATGGAATTTGTAACAAAAAGTTTTTTAGATGAGCAGAAAGTTAAAATACCTGTAGAAGAACCTGGAAAGTTAGAAGTTCCTGAAGGCAAGAACGTCGAAGATCTTCCAGAAAGCCATTTTCAAAATTTAATAAAAAGAAAAGGTTGGGAAGAAATTTCTAAGGCATTGATTAATCTAAAGGTATGGAATAAAACAAAAAATAAGAAGTTGTCTAGTTGGGCAGATAATATGCAAGAAAAACTTGCTTCTTGGGTAGAAACACAAAGAAAATCTGGAAAAAATTAGACTAAATAAGTTTAGGACAAACTTTAAATAACCAGAGATGTTTATTAATTTTTAAAGAAAGGAAGTAGAGATTATGATAACTACGTCAAAAGGATTTTTAAATGAATTTATTGAAGGTAACACTGGAACTCCTGTTGAGGAATCAGTAAATATTTTAGAGTGTGTAGAAGAGTACATAAATGAAGATTGTGGAGAAATAACTATAGGTGAATGGGCATTCTTGAGTGAAGATACTTTGAACGAAGCACAAATTCAGTTATTAGAAGGAGAATTAGATGAGATAGATAGTGATTTAATAGAACTAGATCTATTAGAGGATATCGAATCTTTAAGCGATGAAGACGAAGAACTTCTTTATGAAACTGTTGGTACTACTATTAAGAGAATTGCAAAAATAGCTAAAAAGAAACCATTTACAGCTGCAAAGGTTGCTGCTAAGAGAGCTACTCATGTTGTTTTTTCAAAAGCAGGAAGTGCTGCGTATGCTAAACTAAAAACTGCTGCATCTGTTGCTTCACAAAAATCAAGAGAGTATGCTGTAAAAGCCAGAGATCTTATTAAAAAAGGTGCAACGGCAGCTGCTGATAAAGCAAGACAAATGGCTTCCAAATTAGCGCAAAAAGCAAAAGATCTTAAGGATAAAGCTGTATTAGCCATGAAGAAATTTAAATATAGGCAAGCTGTTAAAAAAGCTAGAAAAGCAGGTCAACCTGTCACAATGAAAGCTCCAGTGTAAATCTATAATTTATAGAATTATTAAAGGTAGGGTTTTATTTGAACCCTGCCTTTTTTCTTATGTGAGGACAAACTTTTAAATAAAAGTGAGGAGATATTTAATGCCACCTAAAAATGATTTTTCAAAACAACATGCAGAATTCACAAAAAATCTTGGAGTTCTTAACAAAGCACTTACAGATACTAATTCTGAATTAAAAAGTAATATGGTTAATCAAACTAAATTACTCAAAAAAAGTGGTGCTATAAATGTTAAGGCTATGAGAGATCATGCAAAAGAAGTTCATAACACAACTAGAAAAATCAAAAGTGGTGCTATACACAAAGAAATAGAATTAAAATCAGACAAATTAGAAAAAACTATAAACGGTTTATCAGATGCTACATATAAATTAGATGCATCTAGTGAGAATTTTAAAGCATCTGCAAAAGAATTATCTGCTTCAAATAAAGAACTTAGTTCATCAATGGGAGACGTTGTTGATATAACCAACAAGAACATGGAACGCTTAAAATATCTAGGCGATAACATGAAAAAATTTGCAAAATGGGCAGCTGTTGGCGGAGCAGTTGGTGCTGGATATATGGGATATAGAGCACTCAAAGGAACTGGAAAACTAGGAGCAAGGGTAGCTACTGCACCTGTGAGAGCTGGAGTAGGAGCTGTAAAAGCATATGGTAATCTACAAGAAGGCGCTGCTACTGATGTTCTTGGAAATGTTAGAACAGATATGTGGGGTCAATATAAAAAAGCTCTTGGTACTGGTCTAGCACTTGCTGGAGGTGGACTTGGACCTGGAATGTTTTTCGAATCAGCAACTGCTAATATGCTTGGTGGTGGAGGAAATGGTGGTCCTGGTATTGGATCTAGAATGGCTTCCGGCGTTGGTAGTGCTGCTAGAAGAGGAATGGGAGGATTACAATTCGGTGTAGGTAGATTAGCAGATTTTGTTTCTGGATTTCCTAGAGAAACAAGTGAAAAAGGTATATTCAAAATGATGCCAGCTGAAGGAGATAGTTTCTCCGTTAATCCTAGTGAAAATTTTAGCTCCGAACTTGGTAATATTTCCAATAAAATAGGTGAAACAAATAATTTGATTTCTAATGAAGAAGTACAATCAAAAATCATGACCAAATCATTCACAACTGCTTTTGAAGAAAGTGGTAGAGCTGGTTTATTTAAAAGAATGTTTACAGGGGTGTTTAGACTTGGCTCTACAATAGCTTATGCTTTACCAGTATTTGGAGCTGGGTATAGAGCAGAACTTCCAGAAGTTAGAAGATTTGGTATGTTTGGATCAATGTTGCAAACATTGGGAATGTTATATGTACATACTAGATTTGCATCTGAAGAGAGTAATAAGTTAGCATTACAACAAGCAAGATTATTACAAATTGGTTTCGAAATACCTGGAACTTTGTGGAAACCAGGACCAAGATCCTTGTCGGAATGGATAGGAAAAACTATTGGAGATACAATGAGTGGTGATACTGGTCCATTAACATTCATGAAAGATATGATAACTGGAAAAGCTAAGGGTGCTTTTGAGAATATTCTTGGTGTTGGCAAAGAAAAAGGTGCTGGTTTAATCGGAATGATTCCTGGTTATAAAGATTGGTTAAAAACAAAAGGTGTAAGAAAAGAATCTGAAGAGCTTAGATCTTCTCCTACTCTAGCAAAAAGAATGTCGTTATGGACTGAGATTAGAAATACTCTGGGAGAGATGAGAGATGTAATGCTTAAAAAAGGTGGGTCTGCTATGGCCAAACCAATATCATTAGCAAAAGCTGCTGCCCAACCACATGTTATCACAAAAAGTGGTAATGCTGAATTACATGCTGGAGAAACTGTAGGCGGTGGTAATAAAGGTGGAATATTTTCTAGAATGTTTGGTGGTATTGCTGGATTGTTTAGTGGTGGTATATTTAAAAAAATAAAGAATTGGATATCTGGATTATTTACACCTATAACAGAAAAATTAGATCAACTATTAAATTGGTTTAAAGCAACATTTTCATTTCTATCACCTGCTGTAGAAGCTATGCATGAAATAGAAACTGCATTTGGAGTAGGTAAGGGAACTAAAATTACAGAGTTAGCTGGTGGTGGTGTTATGATGGAGAAGCGTGACAAAAAAACTATATTTGGTGGTATATTTAATGCTATCAGAGAACTACCATTGATAGTTGAAAAATCATTGACTATGATAGGTACAAATATTAAGGAAATATTTAGAAAAGAACTTGGACATCGAGATGGTATTGGTTCTATAATAATAAAAGCATACCAAACACTTATTCCAGATATATTTAAAGAGGCTGGAGGAAAAATATTTGAATCTGTCAAAGGTGTTATTGTGACTTCCTTAAAAGCAACTTCTGATCTAACAAGAGAATCTTCTAAACTTCTCAATGTTTTATACAAATATGGAAGCAAAGTAGTAAAACCATTTCAAGACGCATGGGACAAAGGCGGTTCTCCTTTTACTAAGATTTTAAAAGTTATAGGAGCAATTCCTAAATCTACTTGGGAAGCTATAAAGGGTTTAATACCTCTAGGATCTGATCTATTACATACAGTTGGTAGTATTTTAGAAGCATCTACTATTATAGAAAGATTTTCTCGAAGTATACAACAATTTTCTGTTGTTGATATACCAACCATTTTACAAGAACTTAGAAAAAATATAGTAGATAAAATTTTACCTGAATCGTGGGCTACTATGGTAAATACATTAACAAGTAGAATGTTGGAGTGGTCACAAGTTTCATTTAAGTCCTTTTATAATGCATTTGATGCAATGGATGAAGCTGCTAAATCTTATACTGAAGCAAGAGTAAAAAGACCTGGAATAGCTGGTGTTGTAACTGGTATCTTTCAATATTTATTCAGAATATTAAAAGCTGCTTTTGAACCTTTAGGTACTGCTCTTCTTAATTCCTGGAATGATATAATAGGATTTGGTAGAGAAATTAAAAATTACTCATTTGGTAGATTGATAGAAGATTTTGGGATATTGTGGGATAAGATGAAGGAGCTGTCTTTGCAGATACAAGGACAAGTATCAACTTTTTCAACATTTGCTAAAGGTGCTCCAGCAATGGCAAAAGGTGGTTTACTTTATGCTGCTAGAGGAGTCGTTGTAGGAGAAGCTGGTCCAGAAGCTGTTCTTCCTTTAGATAATCCAACTGCAACTGCTAGGATATCTGGTATGTTCTCAGAGGCTTTTGAAATGTCTGGAATAGGGAGTCAGATCGTTAATAGATTAGACGCTATAATAGCTATACTTGGTGGATCTCCTGGATATGGTACAATGAGTGCAAAGATTGTAAGAGGAGGATTTGGTATATTTGGGAGACTTATTAACGGTATAACAGATATAGGTATAACAATAACAAAACTACCCTTCCAGATAGGTTCTAATATAGCTCAAGGAATAGCTAAAGGTCTTACTAAAGGAGTTGAAGTATTAACAGATGTTGGTCATACTATATTATCTGCCATGCGAGCTGGCTTTGAAGTAGTAAAAACCGGATTTACAACTCTTAGACATACTATAAATGCTGGAGTTTCTACTATTAAAATGGCTGTAAAAACTGCATGGGCTACTATAACAGCACCATTCAAAGCTGTTTTTAGATTTATGATGAAACCATTTGAAAGAATAAAAAAAGGTCTTTCTGATATAAAAGAAGGTGTTAAAGAAAAAGTAAAAGGTGCAATACAATGGTTAAAACCGGGAGGTAAAAAAGCACCTATAACTATAGATCCATCTGGTAGATTTGTATATGCAAAATGGCCAGCAATGTTGGTAAAATATACTAAAGGTATTTATGAAATTCTGGCAAAAGAATATGGTGTAGGATTATCTGGAATTGGTGGTCTTATGAAAAATAAAATGCAAATGATGAAAAGTATTATACCATCATTAATGCCAGTTATAATGGGTGCTATTGGTGTTGCTGGAATAGGTATGTCAGTATTTGATGCTTTCAGGGGAACTAAAAAAGCTAGAGCATGGCATGGAGTTGAAGAAGGTAAAAAAGTTTCCGCATCTCAAAAAGTAACTGCTGGAATTGGTGGATTTTTAGGTGGAAGTTTTGAAAATCTAGGTGCTAGAACTGCTTGGGGTACTGCAAAAGGTGCTGCTATTGGTGCTGGTGTTGGGAGCATTGTTCCTGGGTTTGGAACTGCTATTGGTGCTGCTATTGGTGCATTGGCTGGTGGCATACTTGGAGCAATTGGTGGTAAAAATATTGCCGTTGCATTACAAGCTGTTTGGGATCCAGTTAAAAAAATAGCTGTCGCAATTTATGATTTTGTTACATGGCCATTTAAAATAATTGGAAAACTCATGAGAAAATTTAGAGATTGGTTGAAAGGAAAAATACCTTGGCTTGGTAGTGGTGATGAAGCAATAGATAGTACACCATCTTCTAAAGGTGGGATATTTGGAAAGGGTAGTGATTGGTTATCAGAAAAGTTTGGAGCTACTGGATTTGCATCAGGTGGTATTGTAACTAGACCAACTCTTGGTCTTGTTGGAGAAGCTGGTCCAGAAGCTATAATTCCTCTAAATAAGACTGCATCTTTTGCTAGAATGATAAATAACTCAGCATTGACTAACCCAAGATCTATAGCAGAGCATGCTTCTATGATGGAAGCTGCTAGACAGAAAGCAAGTGCTGATAGAATTATAGAAGGTAATAAAAAATTACAAGAAGCTTTATCTTCTAGACATTTAATGAATAACAATGTAGTAACAAATCAAGTTAGTAATTCGAGTTCTATTAATAATTCTGTGAACACGAATGGTATACAACAAAGGCTTGATGAAGAAACTGAACGAATTTTAGGTGGAAGATTAAGTTAGGAGATAAATAATGGCTTTAGTGCAATGGAGAGATCGTCGTATGACGGATGAGCAATGGAAAGCTTATAAAGACACTCAGAAAAAACAAAACGAAGCTGATAAGGCAAGATCTAATGAAATAGAAGCTCAACGAAAACGCGCTGTCATGCAGGAAGAGGTTAGCCAAGTAAAATCTAGCATTCCTGTATTAAGATCATTTAGTAAAGATATAGATCCAGATAAAGTTATTGGATTACCACCTAATTATTTATTCGATCAAACTCTTGCAAGTAGTGATAAGGAATTAATATTAGCATCTATGCCTATAATGGCAATATATCCTGCATATCCTGGTCTTCCAAACGGTGATAGGGCTGGATTGCAAACATTTAACCTTAAATATGATACTGGTAGAGATAAGTATAAAATGATTATAGATTCTGTATTTGGTAAAGATAGTGGAATTTATGAAACTAAGGATCATTGCATATATGTAGCATTTACAAATGATGCCAGTTTTACAGAATCATTTTCATCTGAATTTGGAGAATCTAGATTTGAACAATTAGGAAATATGACAGCTGGTGCTGCTGAAGAATTAAGATATATGACAGGCCAAGCTACTATGGGGAAATCTATTGCAAAAATGAAAGAGAGTATGGGACCTATACTTGGATCATTAACTGGTGCTGCCGGTGGATTGGTTGGTCTTAGTGAATCTGCTCTTGAATTTGTTAGTGGTGGTGCAGGATTATCAAAGATATTATCTGGTAGTAAGATTGATTTTCCACAAATGTGGAAAGGTTCTGCGTATGCACCATCTTATTCTGTATCTATTCGCCTTTACAATCATAATCCTAGAGATTTTCAATTACACAGAAAATATATTGTTGAACCATTGGCTAAACTATTAGCATTTATTATACCAGTTTCAGATTCTCCTTCTACTTTTACGTATCCAGTTTTATGTTCAGTATCATGTCCAGGTTTGTTCATGTTAAAGGCTGCATATGTATCTTCTATAGAAGTAATAAAGGGTGGAGATTCTAATAACATTTCATTTATACAAAGACCAGGTATAGTAGATGTGAAAATGACTTTCAACGATCTTTATGGTTCTATGATTGCTGAAGATGAGTCAAAAGAAGAAGGTTTTATTAAAGATCCATTTAGACCAACATTTAAAGAATATATTGATCATATGGTTTCTTTTGCAGATCTGCCTTACGGTCCAGGAACTGTTGTAGAATCTGCAGAAGAAGAAGTTGCTACTGTTGGAAAAAAAGATTTTGTAGAAACTACTAACGATCCTACTACTAGAACAACTTTAAGGTCCACAACTCTTTGGACTGATTTAGTATCTTAACAAATTCTACTTCCAATAAAAAGTGTAATGTAATGACTAAAAAAATTAATTAACTGGATATCATATATATTTTTTAATTGGTATCCAGATTCTAATGAATATAATAAATCTTTTATTTCGTTTTTTATAATATAACGACCGCCTATTTTATAATTAGAATTTATTCTCCTAATTAATCTTAATCTTTCTGTTTCTTTACAGACGGATTTTAATTCTCCGAGTCTACTCATTAAAATAATTATAAATCTTATTTTATCTTTATACTCTGATACAGATAGTTGTGATACTATGGATATAGAAAGATCTTTTCTTAGTCTACTGCTAATAATTGCTTTTGATAAAGCACCTTTATCTATCTGTCCAAACGTACACATTGTCATACTGATCTTATCTGCTACTAATTTAACACCACCAATTTCGTCTTCATCTGAAGAAGAGTTTGTTTCACTATCTTCATATATCCTATAATATAACTGAGCAAATGAAGTAACAGATTGCGTTATTTTTGTTCTAAGACCATATACAATATCTCCCAATATCTTATCCTGGAGTGATGGAGATTTTAATTTTTCTTTATTTTTATTATAATCAAATTCAGATATATACAATATAGCACTGGATATACCTTTCTTCGTTCTAAATAAATGTTTGGGTGAAAGTCTATCTAGGGTAGTTATCCAAAGATCTCCACTACAAAATTTTGGAAAATGTTTATGTATTCTACTCGAATAAAATTTTACGTTTAAAAATGTAAAAAATGCTTTCGCGATATCGGGTTTTCCTTTTCTTGTATAATATATAGTAGCTATCAACAATAAAACCGTAAATTTATCTTTATATATTCTAAAAATATGTGGATATGGAACAACAATTCCAGCTACAAATTCTTTTATTTTATCATCATCAATACCAAGAATATGTTGAAGGTCAGAGAAATATTTAATCATTTTTGGTTTATAACACGGCTTTGATACTTCCGAAAGTTCTATCCCTAAAATTCTAGATATATAACGATATACTTTCGAATCTTCATCTGGCTTTACCTCTACTTGTGTAAATTCTAAAAGATTCATTTAATATTCTTTCTCTTATCTAACCTCTACAGATATAGTTGTACTATCAAACCAAACTAACTGTGGAGAATATTCCAATAACTCCTGTTGAGTCAAATCTTCCTTGAGATTATAGTCAAAGAAAATGTCATGTGTCGGAGTTACAACCGTACAATTTCTAACTCCTTCTACTCCTTGAGCAATCTCAACAATTTCAGATAGATATATATTTGAATCAAATCCAAAACTTGAATATAACCCATTTATCAAACTATTTTTTATAGTCTGAACTATTGCTTCTGTTGTTGCTGATGTAGATGTATCTCTCCATACAATCAACTCTATATTAAATGGAATCGTTAATATTGGAACTATAGCATCATGTCCATTATATATTATCTTAGTATTCGAACTCGTAATATTTATAATATCATTTGTTATTACTCTTTCAAAAGCCCAACTGTTTGTAGCAGATACATACTCTGCTATAAACGGTGCTTCTCTATCATAAGTAGAATCTTCTCCCCATGGATTTACATATTCCTTATCAGTTACTAGATATCTATTTTCATTTGCGATTCCTAATGAAGACAAAGTACCTGTTGGGTTTATACTTATGACATCATCTTTGGTTGTTTTATTATATTGCATATTGTCTAGAATACCAGTTGTATTACTAAATTTTAGATTTATAAAATCGGAAGTCATTCTATACTCAGTGATATCTAAGGTTAATATATCATTATAAATTTGAAGAGCAAATGAATTTTGATCGATGTTATCATAATAGCTTTTTTTGATTACAGGAACATCGTACACAGTTATTGTATCCCCTGGACTATAGGAATTTGTAGAATCTGTGTGTACTTGGCTATACATAAATTCATCCAGCCTTTGTTTTATAATAACACTAACTTGTGACTCTGTAAGATATGGTAGATCGACTTCACCATCTTCTAGATAATACATCTTGAAAAAATATGTCTGTGTCATATCTGGAATTGGTTCTAGTAATAATGGGCTATTGTTTGGTATTTTAAAAACAGTATCTCCGTCTTCGTTTACTTCTTGCACCATATTATAGACAGTGCCGTTCCATCCTGTTTCTAATATACATTGTAGACCTGTATCTGCTCCTGTTTCCAATACATTAAAGTGTAATTCTATATCTAATATTTGTTCTGATATCGGCAATGGATTTCCAGTAGTACTATCGGTTGCTATAGTTGTAAATTTAGCATATGATGGTAGAACTGTTGTAAGACCTTCTTTTGTTTTGTTTAGTGTTACAGACTTTTCCAATTCATCAGCCAAATAATAATAAGTACATTCTTCATTTATTGGATCTACTTCTATATTGAACATACTATAATATTCAGAACCATCTATAGTAATAGTATCTTTTGTATGTATATATGTTGTTGTTGCTGATGTAGAATCTGTAAATGCCCATTTTGCATTTCTAGTTGGAACTATTGTTTCTTCAAATATCATATCCGTAAATAAAGATATTTCATTTGATTTTAAATCGCTTCTTTTTAATATACTAATAACATGATTTATTGGCAACTCTGTTACAATATTAGCTAAATTCGAAAAATCTGTTTCGGATACCAATCTACTCATAGAAGATACATTAGCAATAGCTGCAGTTCTAATCTCATCTATAGTTGGAAAATCTTTACCTCCAGTTGCTGGTTCTACATTAACAACTTCCATTGTTACAGTTCTCATTGTGAAGGTTCCTTCTGAATCTTCGCTATTACCATCTGAATTATAATCTTTTACATATATTTTATCTGTTCTATTTATAGATCCAGCTATTACATTCCCACTTGATCCTTCTGTTGTATACAATTGTATAGATGCGCTTCCAGATGGTGGTTGCTGCCCAACAACTCCATTACCAAATGATATTCTGGCTCCTTTCTCTGTAACTTCAAATACATATCCTTTTGTTCCAAATGGAATAAGAAATAAAGAATCATAGTAAGGTGTAGTAGTATCTGAACGTTCCCATTCTTCAGATATAACTTCTTCTATAGCTGCAAGCTGTCCATCAAAATTAATATTTATCTCGTAAAATTCATACGGTAATAATGTTGGTATTGGTTCAGTAAACACTTCTAATTTTTTCTGTGTTACGTTTACTGCGAAATATAATGTAACATTACCATCACTATCAGTTTCTGTCTCGTATTTTAGAGATCTAGAACCACCAACATCTAAAGTTTCTGTAACTGCTATATCTATAATGGCTCCATGCTCATCTCTAGGAATATCTATACGTATAGGATTGTTTTGTATAAATGTAATAGATCCTGCTTTGTACTGATGTCCCTCTGGTATTGTAAATGCTACATCTCCAACAAATTTTATAGGCATTGTTACAAGAACTGAACAAGTTGCTGCAGTTGCCCATGTTGGACTATAGCCTAACATTGAAGACCAATTCAGAACACTATCCTTTTGAACTGCCTTTGTTAAGAATAATTCTCTGTATGTTGATGTGTTATAAAATAAAAGATTTGCAGTTAATCCAGACAATATATTAACCAGATATGATAAATAATCAGTCTTGCTTAAATCTAGAGATTCTAATTCCAGATAATCCTTCATCTGGTCAATCATCTCATCTAATATTTTATCCCTACTAGAAAATATTTCTATAGATCTATCTTCGAACATTATTCATCCCCTCCAATCATATATCCTGCAAGTAAAATCCTATATCATGGAAAATATCTTTAAGATTTTCAGAAAGACTATCTGATCTTTGTTGTAATTTTATTAATATTGCAGCAATATCTAATCTATGTATCTGTTTTGTAAATTCTAAAAACATATATTCGCTGCTTATTTGTTTTTTGACATCTCCAAGAGTGTATGGAGCTGTTTTTATATCACATTTCCAATGTGTCATGCGCCCATATGTTGCAGGGCTAGTATTTCTAACTACAAACACTGGTCCATTATCATTATTATCTGGAGACATAAATCCTTGGCTAAAATGTATAACATCCCATTCGTATGGTTTTAATCCATAATCGCTTGAAAATGATACAGTGCTAGTCTCTGTATCGTGAAGAGTAAGACCTTTTTCTCCACCATTGTTAGATGGAGTTATTTGTTCAACTCCATATACTGGTAATAGTAGAATCTTTTTAAATTTAATTCCTGTTAAAGAACCGACCCCATTTTTCTCATAACTTCCAGCCATAAGATTCGTATCATACACACTCTCAGTCCAATCTACAGAATAATACGTTACTGGATATCCAGGATATACATTTGTATAAGTATTATAAACAGTATTATAATAATCTGAAATATAATTGTATCTTCTAATCCACGGTTGCATTGTTAATCCTTATATGGAGTTTTAAGTTTTCCAGACTTCATCCAGTCTTTAAACTTATCTATAGATGTCTGATGAACAGACATTATCATATCCCAACCTTTTTCATAATTATCTAGATATCCATTGATAGCATCTTTGAACGTATCAAACCCTATTAATATTTTATGTTCATCGAATTTATCTTCGTTATTTTTTTGATTTACAATAAAAATATTTTCACTATTCGGATCTGGTCCCAAAAATACATCTATAGGATCTCCATCTTTTCCAATGTTATTACCATTTATATATCCATAATGATTTTTAATCTTTACAGACCATTTTTTCCCATTGCTATCAGTACCACTTCTAATACTTCCTTTTGGATTCTCAATGCTGATATTAAAACCATGTAGTTTAACACGGCCTTTTTTATAATTACCATTTTGTTTTTGTTCTTCTGTTGGTATTGGAATATTATTCTTTGGAGATGTAGCAGCATCGTTTGCTTTTTTATCTATATATTGTTTACTTATACTCATAATTAATTACCAATTGTTCTCAATAGTGATTCATCTATATCTATAGAGAGTTTACCTTTTTCTCCTCTATATTTAACATAAATATTTATTCTGAAACCTTTTTTATTTTTAAAAAATAATACTTCATAATTTATCTCTGCTCTATTTTCATATTCAAAAAAAGATTGTGAAATTTCTTGTTCTATTTCAGTTCTCGTAGCCATATCAACTGGTTCAAATATATATTTATAAAGATTAGATCCTAGTTTTGAATCGAAAAAATAAGTTCCTTTTGATATCATTAATATATTTGAAAGACTTTTAATTATTTCATCTATTCCTTCTGTACGTTGAAAATCTCCAGATTGTGTTATCTTAGGCCTTACACCGTTAGGTACTTTCTTTTTAGAAGGAACCTTATTGAAAAAAATTTCTATTCCGCCAGTGGCCATATAATTATCTACCTCTTCAAAATATATTAATGTGAATATCTACATATTTAAAGTTTGTCCTGATATATAGAAAAAATGGATCGCAACAATCAGTGCTGCAATCCACTTAAATATTATCCCTTGACTAAACCTTTTGATGATGATCCTCCAGTCTTTCCAGGTGTGTTATCCATCTTTGCATTTTCTAAATCTATTTTCCATTTTAATGTATCCATAAAAAATCTATATGGCATGAACATTATAGAAGACCACTCTTGATGCATCAACTCCATGAGAGATCTGACATTCTCATCTATTACTTTCTTGAATTTATCAATTGAATTAGGATCTTGCCACCAGTCGAAAAAACTGGACAACAATGTCCACCTCCAATTCATTTAACTCTCCGCATTTAGAGCATGCATATTTTGTCTTAAGATCTATACCATATTGGCCGAATTCGTCATAGAATTTCTTAAATATTTCTGTTTTGTCTCTAGGTGGTAATTTTTCATATTCAAATAATATGTCTTCCTTTTCTGAAATTACGACAGATGGTACTTTATCTCCTACATTGTATTGTTCGAATCTTTCTACAACCATTATTTCATTCATCAGATCAGTTTGTTTTTTCTGTGCAAATGCTATGGATTTTAATGAGTTCTCCTCATCTAATAATGTAGGTTGTTTTAAGATTGCGTGTACTTTTGAAATAGGCAAGATTATATCTAGTCTTTTATCTAATATAGATGTATATTTCGGAGTAGAAGCTTTCTTAATTAGTTCTTCTATTTTAACTGGTGGTTGTATTGGCTCATCTTCTACATAATCTACACTCTTCTCACCTATAATGATTCCATCGTCATCATCTGGAGCATCTATTTTATAATCAAATTTTGCAATTTCTTTTGGCATACCCTGTGGAGGTTTTGTATCAGCTATTGCTTTTTCAATTTCTGGATCATAATCAGCATCTCCAGAAATTCTTGCTACTTTATAAGAATTTTTTATACTTTCACTTCCTGGGTAAGCATTCATTGAAAATAATTTTTCCATTGATACTTTGACATTTTCTTCATTTTCGCATTTTCTACACATAACTTTAAATTCTTCTTCATCTCCAAATGTAGAACAGTATATACCATATAGAATTGCTTCTCTATCTCTTAGAGTTATCATTTTTTTGAATGTTTCTAAATCAGTAATATCATCTGGTTTACTTTCTATAGCTCCCCATATTATTTTATTTATCAAAGATGGTGTTTTTGTTTGAACCATCATAGATCCCTTAAGTTGATTTACCTCTTGTACGTTTAATGTTCTTACATCGAATGTACATCCTGTTTGTGGACATATAACGCTATAATGAGGATACTCATACGTTAACCTTTTAGATCCTATCATCTATTTCCCCTCTTTTAAATTATTATTATTTACCCCTTTAAAAGTTATTTACAGTTTGTCCTGTTAATTTTTAGATAGTAAAAAGAAGGGATAAGAAAAGTCCTATCCCTTCTATTATAAAAAATTTCTAATTATCTAGCGCCAGTTGCTCCATATAATTCTACAGTAGCTGCTTTATTAGCATATGCTCTCTCAGAATATTTTGTACATTGTTCCATGACCCAATCTTCATGCCAAACATAATCAACATTAAAATCTATATCTAACTCTAACTTATCAACAGTTGCAAGATCTCCACCATATTGATCGGTTGGATCCTTTAGAGGAAAAACTCCTGTTAAACATGCTCCATATTCAACGGTATAACCATCTGGTTTTGTAGTCCAATAATATAAAGTTCCTGCATATTTACTTTTTGTATAGGCATCTGCTCCAACGAGAGGAGTTACACCTGTTCTATAATCTCTTATCAATCTTACCCATCCATGCATAATTGCTAAAATAGGCAACGTTGAAAATTCTAAAAATTTAAGTGTTACTGTATTGTCTTGTTCTACATTTGTAGGCACTGACCATTTTATACCACCCAATCCAGTGAATTCTGCTTTATTAACAGTTCCACCTGGTATGGTAACTGCTAAACAAGATGCGTGTAGAACCTGTTTTATAGTGTCATTATCTTTCACTCCGGATTCAGTAGCTATTTGAGTATATGTTTGTAAGTCAGATGGTATTGATGCCCATTGTGTGAAAAAATACCCTGATATATATGGATCTACTGTACTTCCGGCTGTAGTACCTCCCCATTTTCTTGAAAACCTGTTTTCCTTTAAAGCTGCAAATGCGTTTGTTGCTCCCATAATATTCCTCCCTTTTATTTCTTTGTCCTTACTTTTATCTATATTAAACACATTTTAACACATGCTATGTGGATTTTTAAAAAAGGCCAAGTAACATATTAGTTACTTGGCCCAAAAAGATCATCTGTGAGGGGCTGTGTTTTAGATGATCTATATTCTAATATTATACAATAAAGAAATTCAAATAAATTTGTTCTATAGTTCTAGTAGGATTAAGTTTAACATTAACATGTATTTGTTTTGCTTTAAGTTCATATTCAGTAGCACCTACATCTACACTAAAACTATACAAACCTCTTTTGGTCTGAACTACTTTAAGGAAAGAATTAACTTCGTTTGAAACTTTGCTCCATGTTTCAGAATCGTTATATTCAAATATATAAAATTTACAGAATTGTTCTAATGCTCTTTTAACATATAGAACCAGTCTAGTAATATTAATATCTTGCAAAGCTGTTGGTCTTTTTTGGGTAGTCAACTGAGAATAAACAACATTACCAATAGAAAATTTAACAATAGGATTTATTTGTTCCAAATAAAAAGAATTTCTATCTCCAAGTCTTGGACTAAATCGGAGTTCTTTAATTGTTGCTATAGTTGCACGGTTAGTTCCAGCAGGTGGGTTCCAAACTTCTGATACATTATCTGTAAATGGAATTATATTTGCCATGTGATAAATAGGAGATACCCATATATCTTTTCCAGTATAAGAATCATAAATTTTGTTATATGGTTCATAAAGAGCCATGTATTTAGTATTGAATGTATGGTCATTGGTTCTAGCACTTAATGCTGCTGTTGTAGTTGCATTATCACCATTATCAACAAATGCCATACAATCTAATCTTGTTCTAACAAGTGTATTTATAGATGTTTTAACATCTGTAGGATATCCACCATCCAGAACAATTGTAAAATAATAATTATCAGTATCTAAAACTTCATCAACATATACACTAGAGGTAGTAGTTGGAAGAGTTCCTTGATATGCTTGTGCAAGTATTTGTGTTGCAACATCAGAATCTATACCATTTGAATCAAATAATGTTCCTGTACTACCTTCGTCTAAATTGATAGCTCCATTTATAAAAGGTTGAGAAAAATCTGCTTGATTTGCTATTGCGCGAGTACAATTTAATTCATTTACTGCACATTTAACAAATCGGCAATATCTATCCATTACATAATAAATAAACATACTTTCTCCAGAACTATCTAATCTATCTGGATTAAAAGACACTTCATACGATTCAATTATCTCATATTGAGGCTGTCCTTCTTCATCGTCTTCATCTTGTCTTTTATATAAATCTAAGACATATACAATGTCATAATTTCCCATTGTTTCTGGGTCTGATAATTGAGGGTTTGTATGTTTGCTTATATCTATTTGATAATTATCATAGTAATCACCTCTACCAACACCATAGAACATTATACAAGCAGTTGAATCTGTACCAACTATGGTACTTATTTCCCCAGAAGTATTTATATTACTGATACTGGCAGAAGTTACATCTGCAGTACCATCTGCACCTAGCTGGCTTCCAGATTCTGCATACAATGCTAAATTGCTATAATTTGCATCTGTAGGCAAGCATCTTACTACATATAAAGAGTCACTCTCTCTAAGAAATGATGATGCTATATATGGACCTTGTCCATAATTTTTTCCAGCATAATTAATATTTGGTTCACCAAAATCGATAAAAAAATCTCTAGCATTCGTAGATATTAATTTATTGTCCTCACCCTGTTCACATATAATCGGTAAATATCCGATAGTGGATGGGGTTCCTGCAACATATTCTGACAAATCAATGATTGTGGTATATACACCAGGAGCTACATTGGCCATGTTTATTACCTCCATCTAAAAGTTTCATAAAATTTCATCATTACTATTATATATATTAAATCTAAATAATAGTTTAGTACTTCTTTAAAGTTTGTCCTGACTTTTAAGAATTAGATTTTTTACAAAAAAGTGTTTAAAAACAATTATATAGGAGAATTATAAAATGGAAGATTATTTTTGCATTCCAAAAAATGTAAAATCTGCAAGGTTATATATAGAATATCTAGGTAAAAAATTCATTAATGAAGAGATAAAAATATCATTTGTTTGCGAGGACTATGATTTGTACGAATCGTCCTCTATAGAAGATTATGGTAAAAGATTTGGTGTGACTATCATACCTTCTATATTGTTCAGAACAAAAGAAGATATAGATATAATTTCTTTTAATCCAGGTAAATCATCTCTATCAGTACTAGAAAAAGTAAAAGAAGAAAAAGCCTATAGAATGATAAATATTTTGTATAGATTATCTGATAAATTCTCTATTCACATATCTCCTAAACAGATAGTGGAAAAAATAGGAAAGGATGATATGTCTTATATATACCTTGCTAGGGATGAAGATATTATAGATTCAATTGTCGATGGTGGGTATTGTGATAATTTCAAAGAAGCATACTCTAATTTCTTTTCAAGGG